GAGCGAGTTGTTCATACTCCTGTGACTGATGTTGAGCAATTGAAGTTTGACATTATGCAACAATTAAACAATATTGAACGTGGTGATCATGTAATTATTGTTATCGATTCTATTGGTAACCTTGCATCTAAGAAAGAAGTTGAAGATGCGTTGGAACAAAAAGCAGTTGCTGACATGAGTCGAGCAAAACAAATGAAGTCATTGTTCCGTATGGTTACACCACACTTGACTATCAAAGATATTCCTCTAGTTGTTGTTAATCATACATATAAAGAGATCGGTATGTTCCCGAAAGATATCGTTGGTGGTGGAACTGGATCTTATTATTCAGCTGACAATATTTTTATCCTTGGTCGTCAGCAAGAGAAAGAAGGAACTGAGGTTGTTGGATACAACTTTATTATTAACGTAGAAAAGAGTAGATATGTCCGTGAAAAATCTAAAATCCCTGTTAGCGTATCTTTTGATGGTGGTATTAGCCGTTGGTCTGGTTTACTCGACATTGCACTTGAATCTGGACATGTCATCAAACCTTCCAATGGTTGGTATCAAAAGGTAGATAAAGAAACAGGCGAAGTTGATGAAAAGAAATATCGCCTAAAAGAAACAGACAGCAAAGATTTCTGGTTGCCAGTATTACAACAAAAATCTTTCTATGAGTTTGTGAGAAACAAGTATCAAGTTTCTGCCACTGAAATTCTAAAAGATGATGATATTGATGCAGAACTTGCTGCTTTAGATGATGAGTAATATGAAAAATTATGTGACTGTGCAAAATCGAACAACTGGACATGATGCGATAAAGTTGACAGATGGTGCATATGAAGGTATAATATACCAATATGGTAAAGTTAGTTTTGACGAAGACGAAGTCAATGATAAACTAAAGATTCATTTTGAATATGAAGTTCTTGATTACAATGATAAAATCATCACAGATATGAAACCATTTGAGAAATACATAGGTGACATACTTCAAGAACTTATTCATGAAGGTATTGCTAATAACAATTTAACGTATACGGGTGGTATTGATGAGAATAGAACAGGCGATCCTTTCGAACCTGATTCACAATGAGGAGTATTGTCGTAAGGTAGTACCCCATTTAAAGACTGACTATTTTTCTGATAGAAAAGAAAATGCGATTGCTAAAATTTTAGTGCAGTTCTTTGAGCAGTATAATAAACCAGCATCCCCAGAAATTCTGGCTATAGAGATTAATAATCTTAAGGGTTTAACTGATAAAGAAGTTCCTGAATATTTACAGTATGCTAAGGAATTGACTAACAAAGAACCAAATGAAGAATGGTTGATTGGTCAGACTGAGAAATTTTGTAAAGATAAGGCAGTGTATAATGCAATTCTTAAATCAATCCAGATTATCGATGGTAGGGACAAAGTTCATCAGCAAGATGCGATCCCTACTATTCTTAGCGAAGCACTTGGTGTTTGCTTTGATAATCATGTTGGTCATGACTACATTCAAGATGCTGATGATCGGTATGATTTTTATCACAGGGTTGAAGAGAAAATTTCTTTCGATCTTGAGATGTTCAATAAAATCACCAAAGGTGGACTCAGCAAGAAAACTTTGAATATTGCTTTGGCAGGAACAGGTGTTGGTAAGTCGTTGTTTATGTGTCATGTTGCAGCCAGTGTTCTGATGCAAGGTAAAAATGTTTTATACATAACAATGGAGATGGCTGAAGAAAGAATCGCAGAACGTATTGATGCGAACTTACTTAACCTGACTATGGATGAATTGAAAGTGATTGACAAGGATATCTTTGATTCTAGACTGCAGAAGATTGCTACTAAGACTCAAGGAACATTGATTGTCAAAGAATATCCAACTGCAGGTGCACACGCTGGTCACTTCCGTGCATTATTGGAAGAGTTAAAGTTGAAAAGAGAATTTACTCCAGAGATTATCTTTGTTGATTATCTGAATATTTGTGCTTCGTCAAGAATGAAACAAACGCATGGTGTAAACTCTTATACATATATTAAGGCGATTGCTGAAGAGTTAAGGGGATTGGCTGTTGAATACAACGTACCTATTGTTAGTGCAACTCAAACAACTAGATCTGGATTTACAAACTCAGACCCAGGACTTGAAGATACTTCAGAATCATTTGGCTTACCTGCGACAGCTGATTTTATGTTCGCACTTGTAAGCAATGAAGAACTAGAACAACTGAATCAGATTATCGTGAAGCAGTTGAAGAATCGATATAACGATCCAAACTTCTATAAGCGTTTCGTTATTGGTATTGACAGAAGTAAAATGAAGTTGTATGATGTTGAAGTTTCTGCGCAATCTGGATTGGCTGATGCAGGACAAGATGATGATAGTCCTGTATTTGACAGAAGTGATTTTGGAAAAAGACTACATAGTGAAAATGAATTTAGCGGATTTAAGTTTTAAGGAGAAGAGAAATGACTGTTAAAGTTATTGTGGCAGAAAGAAAATATGACTGCTCACATTTGTTGGGACAGTTTCTAGACGAGTCGCATTATGACATTCTTGTCGAAGAAGACTGCGATGTATATGCGCCACCTAACTGCGATCTAGCAACACAAGCTGATTGTGATGTTCCCAACGATTGTTCTTCTTGTGAACAGGGAATGGACGAGCGTAGAATTATTTTTAAATTCCGCAAGAACTTCTTCAGTAAAGAACAACAAGAACAAGCATATATTGGTCTAAGGGAAGCTGCAACTGAAACGCAGAATCGTGGTGCTGCAGCAGGTCCACGTGGAGAGAAACTTGGTAATCGTGAGTGGGTCACTGATTATGAAGACGAGATGGTTGGTTATTTCTTGAAACCATATGAGAATCTTTTCGGTGAAGATCCTGTAGATGAAATTCGCAGAAAGTATAAAGGTAAGAAACCTGACCCATCTAATCGTAACAATGTTTGGTCAATCGAA